AAAGATTTGAGGGACGCTTGTGAAATTGCCTTGGATACTCATTAGAATATCTAATGCACTCTCGTTATCAATATCATGATATGTGTAGTTTACTCCTTTCTCACTACATAAGTCAATAGCTTTCTTACAATAAATACACCAACTAGCACCAAATATGTTAACTATCGTTGGTTTCATCTTTCCTAAACCTCACTGTATCCTTACCCTCAAACTTCTTAGCTAGGCGGCAATACTCCTGGAATTCGTGGTACTCCACACCTCGTTTAATGAAATCCTCACGTACCTCTTTAGGAAGTGAAGCATACATATGAAGTTCACTTACTGGTACTCCTAGGAAATGTGCTTCAGTACCTATCTCTTTCTTGATAGGTTCTTCACTCCAATCGTCTCGGTTATCTACACCACTACCCATTTGTCAATGCCTCCCAGCTAACAGGTGCTAAGTGACTGATAGCTTCATTCAATTGTTTAGCGAAGTCTTGGGCTTCCTGTTGTGCACCTGCTGCGATACGTTCGTTGTATACATGAGCAAAGGCTAACAAGTTACCAGACCAAATCCATTCAGTCGTCATAGACTGCGGTAAGACCATACGAGCCATTTCAGGGGCTACTCCACGATCCATAAAGTCTTTGTACAACTGAAGCGAGGATCTCATGTGGTCAACATAGTCCATTCTAAAACCAAGGTCTTCAGATTCAGAAAAAGTACCCCCACTACCCTGCTTAATACTTCCTTCTGGTGCTTTACGCCAATCATCAGGATGATACATTGCTGGCGAATCTTTCACATATCGACGACTAACTTCATTCCAACTCAAGCCAGCCTGATGCTTACCTAACTGTCGTGCTAAGAAGATCGGAGCTTTTACCCGAAGTTTGACGAAGTTATGACGAAATGGTGTCATATGTCGGTGAGCTGCGAGGTACTTAATCAGTTTTGCGTCTGACTCTTTAAGCTTGCCTAGCTCGTCCCACCAGCTTTCGTTAGCAAAACTAACTCGTGCTGCGTCTACTGTATCCAAATCATCACAACATGATTTAACTAATTCTACTTTAATTTGGCTCACTGCGGCTCTCCTTTGTAATACTCAACTTCGACTAACATTGAATCTTCATCCATACCACGACTGATACTAATAATCTTACCGCCATCTAACTCAGTACCTATAGCAATGTAAGGCCCACCACTTGGGTCAAAGGCTACAAGAGATGTAATCATCTTCTTTTCTTCATCATAGCTGCCCATATTGCGTCCATACTTCATACTGTTACCTGTCATACGGAACTCATAGGTTTCATTCTCTACGTGTTCCCACCAGTATTCGTCACCATAGCGGTTAGTGTATTTTTTGTTTAGTTCGTACATCATCGTGCTCTCCAAATCTTCAAGCCAACAGCGGCTAATACAACTGCGCTAGTTAAGAAACCCCAATCCAGGCCCAGTATCTCAAGCTGTTTCAAACCATTGATAACACCTGTGAGTACCTTACTTTCTGGGTCATATGTCTCCAGCATAGCCCCTACCATAATCATTGGGATAGGTAAGGTGATAATGATAGTTACATATTCATCTTTCCATGAAGATTCTAGACCCCTTGCAAGGACTGCTTCACCCTCTGCATCGGTCATGGTGACTTCATGTTCACCAGTTTGTTTTGATTGCTTAAGCTTCAAAGTACCTGTCTCTAAAGCCAACTGTCGTTCCTGCTTCTTAGTAAAGTAGTTTGAAACATACCCTACTACTTCAGGGATAAAGGCTGTGTACCATGCCATATTACTCACACTCCCAAACTACACGCGGCAGTCCTTCTTTGTCTTTCTCCTGCTCGTCCTTAATTATCTCTACAGCATCTTCTAGTTTCTCCCACCAATACTTATCACCATATCGGTTGGTGTATTCTGTGTTACTCTTGTGCACCACTCACCTTCCTTAACGCTTCATCGACATCACACATTTTACATAGAATGTCTGTCTGATGTATGTCACTACGAGCAAGCTCTCGCATAAGTCCGTGTACTACACTATACAACTCACTAAGCTGATTAGCTCTATGCTGTAGAGTGTCGTACTCTAACGCTGCGATAGTGATTACTTCTATCTCACCAGACTCAATACTTTCTGTTAACTCATCAGCTAACCACTGTGGATTATCAATCATTCGTCACACTCCCACACAATCTCAGTTATCTTAGCTACTGGACAATTTTCCTTATGAGGTACATCTCCGAACTGATAGATGTTTTTTATTGCATCACAGTGCTGACAACGTACAATCTCTAGTCTTTCGGATTCTCGTGTACCGATTAGGTTAGTACCTGTAGTTTGTAGTAAGTCTTTCAGTCTGTCTAGCTCGTCTTTAGTAGCCATATCAATACCACTATCAATCAGCACTGATAGGTCTACTGGCTTCTTTGTGGTTTTGATGCGGTACACAAAAGAATCCCAATCCCATAAAGGTTTCTCTACGCTATACCAGTCAGGGTCAGACAGTAGCTTTGCTTCAATCTGATTACCATCTTCATAAGCCTGCATAACGGCTATCATTTCTTTAGTGTTCATCGCTTACCTCCTGAGTTTACATAGAGGCCAAACCACGCAGCCCCTACACCTGTTACTATTGAGATCAAGGAAGCTTGTTGGGTGGTTGGAGCTTCCAAGGCCATGAACCATTGTGCTGAGTCATACCAGACCATTACGTAGGTTCCTATGAGTAGTCGAGGAATGACCCGAAGATCGTTCAACAACTCGGCAAAGTCAAACCACTTATCCATTAGACTATCCTAAACTTTAATTCCATAGGCCGTGCCTTGAAGATGTAAAGGTAGTCAATGTCGCCCCCATCTGCTACAAATTCTTCGACGTGTTTCTCAGCTTCGTTTTCATAATCAAACTCGGCAATCTCACGTTCCCACATGTCAATTACGTAGATTTTAAACTGCTCCATTACTCAAACTCCTTTAGTTTGGTTTCATTAAAGTCGATGTAGGTAACCAGATCGTTACATAGAATACCTACGTCTGTTTCGTGGAAGATCTTCTCCATCACAGGTTTCTTATCACCTACCTGCACTATTACATGGTCAGCACTAAGGCGTTCCCAATATGTTGCTACTACTGTTTGGTCAGAAGTGTTTACACCTGCGATCATGGTTATATCTCCAATTGTTATTTGTTTTCTAAAAAGTACTGTTCAATGGTTAAGTAGTCCACTGGCTATGCATTAGTATAGGGAGCACCTTTCAAAGTAAAGTACGGATATATGTTGGCTGGCTCGTAGTTTACCACCACATGAAGGGTACGATATTCAAAGTCATCATCCCAACAGTAGCACATCACACCACCTTTAGGAATATTGTCATACCAGCAACCTTTATGTTCCTCGTACAACTCTTCAGTTTCCCAATCTACCCAGCATCCTAGGAGTGGCATTGAGTCTCCATTGTTACCAACGTCAAGTCGGAAAGGTGATTCCTTACCGTTGATGTTTTCAATGTCACAGAAGTATCGGCTAGCAATACCACCTCCAGTATGCATACTATAGAACACTCGACCACCTGCCATTGCTGCGGCCCAGGCCTCGCGGCTCTCGAACGACACCTTACGGTACACTGGCTTCTGTTGCTGTTTCTTCTCTAAGGCTTCATACTTAGCTGTTAGTTCGTCTAGCTGTGCTTTCAGAGAAGCTAAGTATGAAGTTTCTCCAGCAGCAATTAGAGCACCCTCTGGGTAGTCGTTGTTACGGTCATTTTCCCATGTTACATCGTAAGGGAAGTCAGCCCCTTCGTCAGCTCGTGTTACCTCACCAACAGTATCTGATGGATTGTTAGGGCCAAGGCCACAGTACGTACTAGTAGGATTAATAAGTACCTTATCGCCTACGTTAAATTCTAATTTACTCATTACTCAAACTCCTTTAGTTTGGTTTCGTTAAAGTCGATGTAAGTAACCAGATCATTACATAAGATACCTACGTCTGTTTCGTGGAAGATCTTCTCCATCACAGGTTTCTTATCACCTACCTGCACTATTACATGGTCAGCACTAAGGCGTTCCCAATACGTTGCTACTACTGTTTGGTCAGTTGTGTTTACACCTGCGATCATAAGAATATCTCCAATTATTATTTAACTTTAGTAAATACCCAAGTATTTGCTTTTGTAGGGTGCTTGTATAAAGAGTAGCGTCCCTTTAAGTATACTGTGGCTGCTGAGGCTGTTGCCATGCGTTCTTTGTCGCCTGTTACTGTGAACCAGTTACCGACTTCCATAGCTTCGAATAGGTCACGCCACTTTCCGCGTAGAGTGCGACCATGCTTTCGTGCTGGTGCTTTGGATGTGCGGATGTTGATCTTGTTAATATTCATAGCTAAATCTCCTTTAATATCAACAGTTTACTGTTCTTTCAGTTTAATCTTTAGGTTAACACCGTTAACTTTCAAGATTGTGTGACGGTTCACATTGCGGTAGCCTTTGTTTAGGTCATAGAACATGATGTAGTCACGGTCATTAGTAGTACGCTTGCCGCCCTTGGCGTAACGTTTTACACCTGTTCGACCATGTACAGTACCAACACTGCCATCTTTCTTCAAAAATTCTACTTTACAAAACTTACCGTTCTCTACGATTGCATTAAGTACTTTGTTCATTGGATTGTCTCCATTAGTTGATTCAATTTGTAGGGTTACTTTATCACCCTGAGTTTCAGTTGTCAAGTCTTTTTGGAAAAAACTTTTAAATTTCTTTAAGATATTCATTTGCTACCCCATAAGACATACAATACCATGCCTGTAAATGTAATTGCAAGAACTATTTCACCTAAATCTAAGTCATACATCATACTACCACCCCCGATTAGCTTCAAAGATTGCCTGCGCAAATCCTCTTGGCGTTGCTGACCGTATATTCTTAGTCTTCAAGCTTTTACCGCCAAGCTTTCGATGTTGTCTGCTACTGCCGTAGCTCTCGCAGTCTACAGGGCGCTTGTCAGGCATTTTAAAGTCACCACCTGTCCAAAGACATGTCTTCTTAGTGTACGCGTCCCTAGGCGCGATATATTCAGGGTACAATGGATGCTCTGCATCTGTCTCTGCTATGTAACCACCATATTCAAATGGGTGAAAGTTATAGTTTGGTTTACGCCATAATGTTGACAGTACACTCACTGGGTTTTCAATGTAGTATGGTATTTCCCACGTTTCAAACACTTGGGCACACCACACAGCATACATTGCTGCTTTATGTTGGAAGTCTGGATCAACCTCTGCCTTTCGTTTAAAGTGGGCCGCACCACTTACTGCCATATCAGTGCATACAGGAAATGCCATTGCAAACTGTACATCATCATTCAAGTGGCGATACAGAATAAACTCCAGTTCGTTTGTATCATGTAAGTCTGCCTTCATCTTATGAATGTAGCCTTGCCCCACCTTTTCACTTTCAATTGTTGGATGTTGGATATCATAGCAAAAGCATTCGTATCCTGCTTCGGCCCAAGGCCGTACCGCCACACCTGTATAGTCGTACAAGCTTACTACTACCTTACCATTCATAATTCATCCTCCAAAAACTCTTCAACATAGTCTGTCACTAGATCTTCAACTTCACTTAGGTCAAAGTCTGTAGGTTCACCATCGTAATACTGGTACTCTTCATTTTCATCATAGTCATTGTACCCTAGTACTTCAAACTCTACCCATCGTGTGCCGTGGTACTCTTCTGGATCTTCTGAGTCAGCATTGTACCTACCTTGTGTGAAGCTGTAGTCAGTTACTTCAACATGTAGCCAATAGTCATTGTATTCAAATTCAATATACATTTTAATGTGCCTCGAAGTAGATTCCGTTAGTCTCTAGGTCATGCTTGTTATTCAAGTCATAACAGTAGTTACAATTGTTACCACATTCTAATGCTGGGCATAGGAACGCTTGTGCTGGTTTCTTTTCAAGCTTGCCATAGTTCAATCGTTTACCGAACAATGAGTTTACAACAATTACATTTGGTAACGCTCGTAGCATACTAAAATCAAAGTCACTCATTCGTTTAGTGTAGGCTAGGAATACCACATCTGGTAATGCGCTAGCGACCTTGGCCCATTCAAAAATATACTCTTGGCTGTAAAAGTCACCACTTTCGTGTATCCTCACTTTGTCTAGGCCAAGCTTTACAATACTTTGGTACATATTCCTAGCAAATCCATCGTTTCGGCTACGTTCTAGCTTTGCCTCGCGACTTGGTAATACACTTGGGTACATCCGCTGCGCTTTCATTGCGTAGCAACCTTTGCATACACGTCCGCATACCTCTTGACTAGCTGGTAGGTTCCAAATGCCTATGCTCTTGTCTAGCTTATTGTTACCACATGTTAGCATCTTTTTAGCTGCTGTTTTGGTGGTAACATCTATCAATTTAATCATGGTACTAACTCCCTAGATTTAGTGGGGCCTTTCGACCCCTTAGTCACTTATTAACACTCTTGAATAGCATACTTTACCAATTCCATTGCCCAATCACCACATGACTTGTTTAGACCAGCGTAGCATTGTTCGGCAACATGTAGACATACTTGCTTCATCTCTGGGCCATCTAGGTTAAAGCCTATCCAAATACTTTTGAATGTCTTTTCATCTACTGGCATGATACATGCTACATTCATTAGAAAGTTGATTGCATTATATTGTACTTCGTTCATCGGTACTATCTCCCTTGAGCGTTAATTCGTGTTTTCATGTTATCAAACCTTGGCTAGCCTTGTCAAGTACTTTCGCATCTTAGCGTATTTTCCTTGATACCTGCCTAACAACTTGGGTTTTTACGTCTTTATCCTTGACTGTCTGTTTTAGCTGGTTGGCTGCGTTGCCGTTTGATGGTTCCCATAGTAACAGAATGTAGAATAAAGTCAAGTTATAGTGACTATTTAGTTTATGAATGGTAACTCAGTGTTCACGTAATAGTTATGATATCTATCTACTAACATGGGTTTGTTGTGGTTGTCAATAGGTATGCAATAGGTTTATTCATGTATCTGTTGTAGGTGATAAGCATAAGGTTACATGTGTCAATCTTTTGACTATACATGTGTCAATCTTTTGACATCTTGCAGAAATACCCACGTATACATTGGTTTCATATGTAACTATTATAAATGATACTGGAGTAACTGGAGCTATTCTTTAGGTATCATATGTATCATTAGGTATCACTTTGATGACTATTCATATGATCAATGGAGGTTGTCTTTCGATCACCTGGAGCTATTCTTGGGGGTACCTGGGGGACTCTTGCGCAACATTCGCTGATGATATGCATTCAGATTTTTTCAATATTTTTTCAGTTCCTGAAGGATACAGGAGCTATACGTGAGGAATACACGAGAGGAGGGTACGTTAGATCCTAATGATCCTTGTGCTTTCAGATGGAAAACTGACACAGGCATTAGAAACCTAACATAGACTTAAAGGGGAGTTATTGGAGGGGATGTTGTAAAGGTAATATCCTTAAGGGTACTCTAGGAACGCTAGGGAGCGATGGAGAGGTGGAAAACGAACCTAAAGTACTCTTAAAGATACTGGAGAACGAAAGCTAACTTAAAGTATACTTACAGTATCCTTAAGTATACTTAAGTATACTTAAAGAACTTAAATCTTCCTTCGCCCCTGTTGTGTCCAAAGTAAGCGGAAGCCTTGGTACACAAGGGATACAGGAGGGTACGATAGTGACTGTAATAACAACCACTACCATGACCCCCTAAAGTGCTTTAAAATGTAACTATTGTACAGTTTTAAGCGCATAAAAGTGTAAACTCTATGTTACCCTAAGAGGCCTTAAGGTAAACTCTATGTTACTTATAAGCTTTAAACCTACTCATAGCATGGCTACCTTTAGGTTTCCTAAGCTGCTGACTACGATAGATATTAGCTCTACGTTGTAGCTCATCTTCTAACTGCTTCCTTTGGTAGATACCTATAGCAATCTCAGAGTCCTGCTTCAAGATACCATATTCATTCCACCACTGACAGCCAAGAGCCAGAACATCCAGTCTATCATCGTGTACTAGCGACCCTCTTTCATTGGTAAGGTGGGTCATCTGGTACAACATAGAATAGTAAATAGACTTAGGATCACTCAAACCATAGTCAATATCACGTTTGATAGCTGCATAGTCTACTACAAGGCGATGCTGGTTCATAAGAGGTTCCAGTATATCAATGATACGTTTTTCTTTCTGTATATTGTTACGTACCTCTTCGATAGCACAAGGATAGATAGCATTGAGGACAGGTGCTAGTAGGTTACTAAACATACCATCACCAAAGTTACTTTCAGTTACTATCTTGTTCACATTGTATCTTTGGGCTATCTCAGCTAATGCTACAAGGTTCTGTTCGTCATAACCACCTTGCATACCACCAAAGTCAGGTACAAACAGCTTACCCAGCATATGATTTACAACACACCAACCCATTTCATCCTTACCACGACCACTAGGGTCAATAGCCAGAATAGAACCTTCATAGTTACCGAATGCTTCCTGCATAGACGGACGCTGTAATGTGTCACCAGTAAAGCCAACATTAGGCAGTTCACCAATAGTGTATTGAGCATTTGCACTCCAGATCAATCTTGTAGGTGCTTGTTGTTCAGATAAGTCAGTTACAATCAGATCTCTAGTCTTCAGAGGATACTTTTCAGCATCAGACAGAGTAGTATCCAGCATGAACTGTAGCTTAAAACCACTACGACCATAACTTAACTCACGCTGATACAAATCCTCATCTGAGAATCTACTATCAGTTGACCTATCTACAAGGGAAGGGTTATCGTATAAGTCTTGTACCAGATAGTCAGCCAAACATCCTTGGTAACTGTCAATGTTATCAGGATATCGGGCTGGGTAAATTCGTGTAACATACCCTTTATCTCGTAATCGGTTGTAAATAGACTCAGATGTCTGGGGTGTGCCCAATACAAGGATCTGAGCGTCATCAGAGGTCTGTAAGATCGCCTCATATTCAGCTACCTGATTCAATAGGTCTTGCCTACGCTTCTCAGTAGCAGAGTTTTGTTGGCCCTCAACGTCATCAGAGATGAGTAGAGAGGCACGGTTACCCTGTAGCTGGGATGTAATACCCAAAGACTTCAAGGATGGCTGTACAGATACCTCACAACCATTAACATCAAACGCAATTACAGAACTACGTTGGTCAGGCCGTGGTTGTAGATGCTCTAGGATAGGCATAGTATCAATCAGCTTACGGATAAAGATTGCAATGTTGTCAGAGTGACTACCAGACTGAGATACAATCAATATCTTCTCGTTTGGATTACGTAGGAAACGCCAAGCAGCATAGGCACCTGTAATCCAAGTCTTACCTATACCACGAAGGGCTTCCAATTGGGATCGTTTATGACCCTCCTGCAAGTAGTCAGCAATATAATACTGCATTCTTGTAGGGGGTGGTAGCCGTAGATGCTCCCATGTCATCTTCAGGAACACTTTAAAGTCCTGAATAGCTAGTTTAATTTCTGATTGTTCCATATCTCTCCTTAAATTGGGGTGTCAGCTTGGACTCGAACCAAGTTCCTCCGGGATCACAACCCAGACTTCACCTTCAAAGCTTCTGACACATCGTAAAACGCTCTATAAGGCCCACCACAGCCTTTTAATGATAAACTAATATCATCGCATAGGTGGGCCTGAAGAACGCTCTAATGGGCCTTGTGGGCCGTTTGAAGCATATCGTCTACACTGAAGCTATCGTTATGGGCTTCCGAAGCGATCTGTTTGATCGAATCAGTTAGGCTCATCATAGATTCAGACTCTAAGATATCAGCAGTGATATCGTTATCCTTGAGAAACTTAATGGCATGTGCCAGCATCTTAGGATCATCAAGGTTTGCTGTTAGCTGTTTCGCTACAAGGGCATGTAGTTCATTCAGCTCGTTCATTGAAGCTTTATTGCTCATAGTTACTCCTCGCGATTAAGCTCTTCTAGTCCAGTAATAACAGCAGCAGAGTTTGCCACAGCGTCCCCAAGATGAAGATTCATAAAGGGAACTGACAATGTAGGGTTTAACCTCTGCCAGCCTTCCATATCAGACTGAACAACTCCACCTAATCGGTAGCGGTAGTCGTTGGTCATATTCTCGCCTGTCAGAATACCAGAAGCTGTATCAAGCATAGCAATAGGTAGAGCAGTAAATGAGTTGTATAGGAACGAGTCCATCATCAACTGATTACCACCATCTTCACCTGTATACTTCTGCTTATCCTCGTCCTTCAATGCATCCTTAGCTGTTAGAATCATAGTCCACATAGCTACGTTACCACCAAGGGCTAGTAGTTGCTTGGCATCTGCTTCTTGCATACCACGACCTAATAGTCGCTCATAGGATTCAAATGGGAATCGCATAAACTTAAACATCACACGAGGTAGAAACTGACCTTCATTCATATTGGTCATGAACTTAGGTAGTGTAGCTCCATTCGGATGTAAGATAGTACGCTCAACCATAGTCTGTACACCATAGGTAATCTTCTTATCAAGAGAACCCCAAGTCTTACGATCTGTATTACCGATACGCCCATCAGGCTGTACTTTCAAACGCTCTTTAATCAGAGCCAGATCTTCAACACCAAAGCCCATATCACCTAAACGTTGTACGTCAGTAGGGCTGATATTCTTAGCAACAGATAGTTTAGCTAGGAAGTCTACGGATAGAGAGGCAGTAGCCATACGCATCATGTCAGTTAGCGGCAACAGACCGCCGAAGACAGCTTCCTTACGTACAATATCATCCATAAATTCCTGTACACGACCTACAGAGTCAAATGTACTCTCTACATCAAAGCGGTTAGCCTTGGTTGCAAAGTATGCATCGCCATAGGATACCATCATTTCGATAGTGTTCTTGTCACTAGGAGTACCTTCACGATAGATCTTGTAGATCTCTTGAGGTTTACCAATCAGAGAATCCATAGTCTTACCCCAACCAAACTCCTTAGCCATAGATGCTAATTCAGTTACAGTAGGAACAGCAAAGGCAAGGGTATGCATAGCACTAGAGTAAGTACTAGCAGCTTTTGCAATACGAGTGAAAGGATCATAAGGGTTCTTAGAGATCTCACGAGTACCAGCAATAGTCTGGACTAATACACGTAGGTTATCTACTTCTTTCTGAGTAGCTCCTAATTGTTGTATCAAACCTTCTACCTGATCACTTGTGTCAACACCTAGCTTTTCCTTTAGTGCTAAACGACCATGTACACCTAAACCATACAGAGTAGATGTACCTACTACATCACCCTCAAGGACATGTGCTAGATCATCATCAAATGCATCAATGCTACGTTGCTTCAGAGAGCTAGTAGTAGATTGCTTAGGCAGTCCTAATGGATCGGTAACCTGCTTGATCTTAAAGTCACGATTCAGAGTCTCTTGTACAGCAGTAGTTGCCTTGCTAATAAACTCTTCCATATGGATTTCGGAGTTAGTAGCTCGTGCAAAAGCTACTTGAGCGTCTACAAGGTGTTGAATGGCATTAGCCTCACCCATCTGCTCAATCTTACCTCGGCTGTATACACGCTTGATATAAGCTTTACCTACGGAACCTTTGAATGCTTCCATTCCTAGAGCCTGACCACGAGCATGAATAGCTTCGTAGTAGTTTAGATACTCGTCTACGGCATCGTCTATGTGTTTATTACCACTAGCATGTTGTCGTTGTAAAGAAGCAGCACGTTGCTGTGCTAGTTCCATACGCTCAAGGCCTACGATGTCACCAGAGATACCTGTGTACATATCACGCTGCATCTTACCAGTAACCTTAAAGGCTTGTTCAGCTACTTCAGTCTCAAACTCTTCTAGCTTACCAGCGTATCCTTCCTTAACAGCCTGACGGTGTAAGAAGATCATAGCCTTATGCATACGATTGAGTTGGTTATCTAGTTCAGTACGGATATTCCAAGCATTATGCGTGTTGATCTTACCGTGGTGTAATGTGCCGCTATGTAATAGAGAGGCAAAACCAGATACTAAGTTGTTATCGCTATTCAACAGCTTCTCAATAGGAGAAATAACTAGCTTACGCGCCCACTCAGGCAGTCGCTTAAACGTAGCAGACTGTGTAAAGTCTTTTAGTTGGTTAACTTCTTCTAATTCACGATTCAACTTCTCAACGTAGTTCTGTTGTTCCTTACGGATACCATATACAGTACTCAGATTGAAGTCATCATCAGACATCTTAGCAATATCATCTGTCAGTACATTCTGCTTCTGCATTAGCTGACGTAACCCTTCAGGAGACGCAGGTACATCATATGCAGCCAATCTCTCAGTCAGAGTCTTTGTTTCAAACCCTTCACGCACCTCTTTCGGCACACGAGAGTGTTCACGGTGAGCAGTTACACGTTTGTCATACTCAGCTTTCGCTTCCTGACGCTTTCTTTGAGCCTTAGCAAGGTCACCTGTACGATTAACAAGCTCTACATTAAAGCCAGCACGATTAGCTTTCAGTAACTCCATCTGCTTAGGAGTATCCTGATCATACTTACCCATACGAGTTTCGATACGAGTAATCTTAGCTTCTTGCTTACGTAGACGCTTCTGTTGATCAGCCAGTTTCTTACCCAGCTCTTTAGCTTTAATCTGAGAAGCTTCATCAGTAGCGTCAGCTAGCTTAGCCATCTGGTTAGTCAGCTTAGTCACTTGGCCCTTGATAGGAGTAGCTTCTTTACGAGCGACTTTCAGGTCAGCCGTAGCTTTGTTGTAATCAGCCGTAGCTTTGGTAGCCTTTGTAATACCACTCTCAGCTTTACGTAGGCTAGCACGAGCAGTCTTAATAGTCGCTACAAGGGCTTCTACAGGACTCTTAGTATCTTGCCATACTTTCTTGGCATACTCTTTCTCTTGCTTAAGAATATCATCAGCCATACGAGCGTCAGTCTTAGCTCGGCCTAAGTCTCGACGTTCAGAGGCTTTCAGAGCAGCCTTAGTTTCTTTCTGACCAGATAGTAAAGCCTTAAAGTCTGTAATGACAGTGTTCAGACGGTCTAAACGTCCATTAGCTTCAGCCAGTTCTTCGACTTTAGCTTCTTCACGAGTCTTTAGGTTACCATCTTTGTCAGTATGTCGGATGATGTCGCCCTGCTTATTACCACGCTCTAGAAGAGTACCAAGAGTACCATTAAGAGCCATACCGATAAGGGCAGAGTTAATTAAGGAATCATCGTGGTACATGCCAGTGGCTGCTTCATAAGTCAGCATAGACTCTGCACCAATAAAGGCACCTGCACCAGCATGTGTAGCAAACTTACCCATACGGCTAGAGATATTCATAGCCTTACGGAACTTGTTTACACCTGCCAGTGTAGGATTAATCAACAGCATATCCAAGTCAAGAAGAGCCATAGGGATACCAGCAGCCAGCATTCCAGGAACAGAGAAGTTCTCAGATACTTGTTGGTGTACTTGGTTCATATGCTCAACAAAGGCGGTACGACGAATAGAGTCTTCCCACCCTGTTAAGTGACTAGACATTACCTGATCAATTACATCAGGGGTCTTGCCTTGCTTCTTGAGTTGCTCGTACAGATTATCACGATTGAAAGCGATGCCCTCATAAGGAGTAGCATCAACTTCCATACGCTCAAAATCACCTCGCTTCGCCAAAGCAGCGAAGGAGTTCATGGATTGGAATAAGGCACTGTAATCGCCTTGGGCATATTCTGTTGGTTGGATTCCAGCTTGTGAGCCGTAACGCATCAGATGCTTTTGATTATCATCAAATTCGATCAGTGCCATATTTTCTCCTATTGTACGCGGTAGCGTTTATTCAATGTAGTTTTACTATCAGAGTGTTGGGCCATCTTCATTTGGAAGGTTTCTTGAGAGCCATCACGGAAGAAGAAGGTACGGTAGTAGGTATCAGGAGTATCGCCTTTAAAGATCTCATATTCTACAATCTCTTTGCTAGGTTCAATCACCTCTGCTACTCGGTTCCAATCTTTCGCTCGTGCACTTACAAGACCACGCATCCATTTACCACCAGCCGTTACGATCTTAGTGATTGCTCCACGAGCTTTCTCTTGATCTTGAGGCTTGCTTAGATCTAATCCTTTCATATCTTTGAAGATCTGATGGTCAGGGCCAATATTCCACGCTAGCAGAGCTAAACGTTGAGTAGGTACGCCTTTAATATTCAAGGCTTCGATTTTAGGACGGAAATGGTCGTTAAATACTCTAAGAGCATGTTCACGATCTGTCTCACCTTCGTTCTTAGGGAAGTTATCGGTTACAACACCATAGTTAGTTGTTGGGTTTTTCTTAGTAGCCGCATCATCATAATGGATGTGACCTTCTTCGATCTGTAGGATGCCCTTCTTACGTGGGGCTTCTCTTTGCAGTAGATCGTCTAGTAGTTGTGTATCTTCTGGACTTAACACTTCATCACCTTTATCTGCCATAAAGACCATAATACCATCCAAGGCATTCTTTACAGCACCTTTGATTGCGTCCAAGTTAGTATTTAGTTCAAACTTATCAGGCAGTATCGGGCCTTCTTGAGGGCCAGTAGCTTTCATAGCTTCAATAGTAGCGTGATACTCAGTCATAACTGCTTCAACATCAACAGCAGCTTCTTTACCAGCCGCTTTTAGGTCAGCAGAAGTCTTACCAGTAAAGGTATCCCATGCTTGACTAAAGTCCTGACCTTGTACATACACATCATCAATTAAGTTGTTAATATGCTCGGGGTAGTTCTTAACTGTATCAAACAGGCTATCCATACTCTCGACGCCTAGTTTACCTGCCATGACTAGAGGAGCTACGGTGCCTTTAGCACGAGCAACTACAGTATCAGTCATTTCACTAGCAGAGACAGTGGAGTGAGACGCTAGTTCATCGACAACAACTTCAATACCATGAGGCTTATCTAAGGACGCCTTTTTCTTCATAACATTATCAGCTACAAGAGTTAGTTGTGCCTTAGTAAGAGGTAGGATAGCAGAAGCACCTTCATCGTTCACAAACAACATACTGCCATGTAGACGACGAACTTTAGCGTTAGTACCCTCTAGTACATTAGAGATATCTGTACGAGCTTCTTCTGGTAATACATCAGCCTCGTCACTTAGTAACATATCTTGGAACAAGCTGAAGGAGTCTTCGCTTAGACCAGCGCCTAGTAGATCTTCTTTGATGTTACCAGATACTTTGAAGTCTACGCCATCTAACTCTTCGTAGTTGTATACACGCTTGGCAGCTTCATACGCATCTTCTTCGGATAGCTGACCAGTTACTACTAGAGCAGACATATACCGTTGTGCGTCTAGGTATTGATCAGGAAGTTCCTCTTTAAGTGCTTTCATATGCTTATTGCCACTATGTAGCATAATCTCACCGGAGTGAGCATCAAACGCTTCTTTAGCAAGCATACGGTTCTTAATGTCAGGTGTCATAGCTAGGATTTGAGCAAACTGAATCTGTTCACGCATCTTAGCGTCAATGTGAATACCTGCAACAGCCGTTAGATTCGATAGGTGAGCTAGTCGGCCTAGCATCTGAACCTGATTCTGCTGTTGTACTTCAGGATCTTTATCATCACGTACAGCGTAAGCCATAACATTGTTAAGTTGACGATTAATAGTTTCCTTCAAGATAGGAGCTACAACTTTAGAGTTGTTATTCAACTGCTGTTTGACGTAGCCAATATCCATCTTGTCACTATTAACTTGCGTAGTAAAGTCCTGCTTTACCAAACTAACTTTAGCTTCCTTCATTTTGCCTGTGAGTAGGCCTGTAGGATAGAATGGATCAGTTTGGTGTAATGCAGTAGCATTCTGACGTGCTACATGACCAGAAGCAGCAGCTTTCTGTTGGAACTCTACAGTTTGACTGTACCCCTCCTGTTGACTAATAGCTCCATGGGCAAGACCGATAGAACGGAAAGCTACAAAGGAGTTGTAATCATTGGTTTGGATAGATTGAGTAACCATGCTATTAACATGAGAATCAAGCTTGTCTTTAAGTTGGGATTGAATCTTACCTACAGCAGCTTCTACATGTCGCTTAGTCTTAGGATCAATCTCAGCAACTAGTTTAACAGCGTTCTCCATATCATATACAGATTGGTAGTCTAGGGTATTGATCATTTGTTCCACATCAGCAGAGGCGATCATATAGTCACCTACCATCTTAGCGAAATCTTCACCAAAGACAGCTTTACTGATATTTAACTCACCAGCTTGTGCTTGGAGAGTCTGATAAGTTTCAATCTGTTGTGCTAGGTCTTGCTTAACAAATAGAGGTAGAGATTCACCTACCATGTTTTTAAACTCGACACCTAGGATTTCATTGTCTTTCGTCATGAAGGACTTGTGAGTAGACTCAAGAGTATCTAGACGAGCTTTGTACACCTTCTCTTGTACATCAGTAGGTAGACTATTGTATACTGCTAAGTCTTCTTCACGGAATGTAGAGTACAACTCACGACGAGCTTGAATATCATCACCTGCATTAATCAGGCCTTCGTTTAAGAGGTTGATACGGTTACTGAAGTCGGTATTAAAACCCATAGCTTCAGCAGAAGCAGCTCTCTTACGTGATTCTTCCATTGTCTTAGCAGCAGCCGTTGCCTCAGCAGCTTGAGCTTCTTGTAGCTGTGCTTGGGCCGATAGAAAACTTTTTTCTCGCTGTACTTGCTGTAGACGTTCCTGTTGAGCAACCTTAACTAGATTACTCATGCTCTCAAACGCTTGTGCGGCCTGTAGGTTAGGCGTTACTTGGATATTAGGTACTGAAGTACCAGCTACACGCTGAGTGCTTGTGTATTGAAATAATTCAGCCATGTATACTCCTCGTTACGGCCCGACATTAAATGCCGTATTCATTGTCTGCGTCTGTAACGCTAATGTATTCATACCACTCATCAAGTCCATTCCGGTTGAGTAACCAGAGATACCTGCGGATAAGCCATTAGCTAAAATTTCAAAGGACGACTGCTTTTGAGTCATCGCATTGTTATAATCTTGTTTGTTTTGTGCGTGTCGTGATTCTGTCTGATATTTGACTTCTTTCATCTTAGTCTGGACATCTACGATCTTACTCTCTGCGGCTTGCATAATATTGTCAGCCTGGAGTGCTTCACGCATTCGTACAATTCCCTGCTTACGAGCAGCTAGGTTACCATAAACATTAGTCTCAGCAGTCTGAGCAGCTACTGTAGCAGCCGTAGAACGTGCTTGTACGACTAGACTACTTAGAGCAGCACCAGCTTGGTTACCTACCTCAGTGGCAGCAAATTGTAATTGTTCTTGTAAAACGCTTTCGTCACGTTCAATAAATAGTTTGTTAGCGTTATGTTGTTTTGTGGCGGCATCTTCAATAGCAGCGTTACGTGCCAAGCCGCCAGCAATACTTAAGCCACCTTGAATTAAACCAAGTGCCATTGCACTCATAATCTACTCCTGCTAAATAAATAAAGGGAGCCGAAGCTCCCCTAAGTTTTTATGATGTACGCAACAACACCTACGGCTGCTGCGATCAGTACACGGATGAACCACTCATTGGTAGCAGACCGATTCGACATTGTTGCCAAAGCGATCTGTATTTGATCAATTGTTTCTGAATGTTTATTCATTCGTTGATCAATATTATCTAGCCGTTGAGCCATCTGTGCTTGAATTGTATCAATGCGAGTAAGCTCTACTAAAGCTTTCTTCACATCACCCATATCGTCCTTCAGAGCTATTAATACTTCTTCCAGACGCTCAATACGGTAGTCCGTCATTAGCTATTCCTTTAGTCCTTTGAATACTCAGCCTTAACAGCCGCAATAGCGTCTACCCAAGTGGTAGTGCCATTAATACTATCCCAATACTGCATATCCAACTGGTCTTCAATAGAAGGGTATTTAACAGCTCGTAACTCTTTGTATGTAGGTTCAGGTGCAGACTCAGGGACAGTAAAACCGCCCTCGCCATCATAAAACCAACCACACTCGACATCATTAGGTGCGTCAACAACCAGTAAGTCAGCGTGTAACTCAGGAGCAGTCTCCCCGAAGATTTCATGGACTTTGCCATGTTGTATTAATACTTTAACCATTAGAAGAACTCCTCAACAAGTACAATACCTGCTTTACCAGACCCACCTTTTGCGTTTGCTGTCTGAGATGTAGCTCCGCCACCACCTCCAGAACCGTACGCCTCACCAGCAGAGCCGTGCATTGTAGCATCAGAGTATCCAGAACCATTTAAGCTACGGCCACCAGCACCACCGCCACCCCAATAAGAAGCACCACCGTTACCAGCATCTTTGTTGTCTACACTACCTTGATCGCCAGCAGCAGCACCACCGTCACCTCCATCTATATTAATGGAACCACCAGAACCAACACCTCCGTTAGTACCAGAACCCCACATAGACGGATAAGAAGGGTCTGACCCACCCCCACCACCAGTAGCCGAGCAGTAACCGCCAAACGATGACGTACCGCCAGAACCGCCATTACCAGCAGATCCCGAACCTCCGCCCCCTACCGTTACCGCCACAGACGAACTTACAGAAGAAGCATTAAAGAACTCGATAGCAGTACCGCCAGCACCGCCACCAGACGCAGAAGAATAACCATATACACCACCGCCAGCACCACCGCCACCAGTAACAGTAACTTTGATGTCTTTCACGTTAGCAGATTTTGTATAAGTACCGGAGCTAGTAAATACAATCATGTTGTAGCCACCGCCTCCAGCAGGAGGGGGATTACCAACAGAGTAATAGTAGCTACCATGCTGACCATCAAGTAGATCAGCATCAACACCAGAACCAGAACCGTCCACAGTTTTCAATTTATCACGTACTTGAGCAGCAGTATCGGGACTTCCATCGGCACCAGCAGGGCCTTCTGGACCTTGAGGACCTTGAGGACCTGTGGGACCTGTAGCACCTGTAGCACCTGTAGCGCCAGTATCGCCTTTAGGACCTTGAGGACCAGTCAGACCAATCGGGCCTTGAGGACCTGTTGCGCCTGTTGCACCTGTATCACCTTGAGGGCCTTGAGGGCCTTGAGGGCCTGTCAGACCAGTCGGGCCTTGCGGACCTTCAGGACCAGTAGCCCCTGTTGGACCTACAGGACCTTGAGGACCAGTAGCTCCCACTAAATCTGCTAGGAAATCTGCTTCAGTACCTACATTACCAGCAGCCAGCCATTCCTCATAAGCAGAGTCGCCTGTAGCACCTGTAGGGCCTTGAGGACCAGTAGCACCTGTAGGGCCTTGAGGACCTGTAGCGCCTGTAGCACCTTGAGGGCCTGTATCACCTTGAGGGCCTGTTGCACCAGTAGCACCAGTTTCCCCCTGTGGGCCTGTAGGACCTGTAGGGCCTGTAAGACCAGTATCACCTTGAGGTCCTTGAGGTCCTGTCAGACCTGTGTCACCTTGAGGTCCTTGAGGACCAGCAGGGCCAGTAGCACCTGTAGCACCAGTCAGGCCTTGGGGACCAGTCTCACCTTGAATACCTTGAGGTCCTTGAATACCTTGCGGACCAGTAGCGCCAGTAGCACCAGTAGCGCCTGTGTCACCTTTTTCAGCTACCAATTGCCACATAGTAGGTTGTGCAGAAGGAACTACACCAGCAGCTACGTCCTGTAAAGCTACATAAGAGGACCCTTGGTATTCCACTTGATCCATTATGTCATATGTTGTAAGGCTATCCCATGTGCCACGAAGAGCTGGGCGAACCTTACCTAAATTTAAAGTCGGCATTAGATTATTACCTCCAACTCACCGTTTGAATTAATTGAGAAGTCATGGTCATCAGCAGCTCCGTAGTACTCTACTTGAAGTGTACCAGTAGAAGCTTCAATACTGAAACGTCCAAAAGCTAGTCCTAACGAAGTAGGGCCTTGCGGACCTGTAGGACCTGTAGGACCTGTAGGACCAATAGGGCCTTGATCACCGTCAGGGCCTTTGTTACCAAGATCCCCTTGGATACCTTGCTCGCCTTGGATACCTTGTACCCCTTGAAGACCTATAGGGCCTTGAGGACCTACTGGACCTGTGGGACCGACATCGCCTTGAGGACCTTGAGGACCGACTGGTCCTGTGTCACCTGTAGGGCCTAAAGGACCCTGCTCGCCTTGTATACCTTGAGGCCCTGTAGGGCCAGTAGGACCTGTATCACCTGTAGGGCCAGTTAACCCTATTGGGCCTTGTAAACCTTGCGGACCTACATCACCTGTAGGGCCTTGGGGACCTGTAGGACCTGTAAGACCAGTAGGTCCTAATGGACCCTGATCGCCTTGAGGACCTGTATCGCCAGTAAGACCTTGCGGACCACGTTGTCCTTCTGGGCCTGTAGCGCCTGTAGGACCAACTGGACCCATAGGGCCTTCTTCACCTTGAATACCCTGTATACCTTGATCACCTTGGAACCCACGAGGGATGTTAAACTGCATAGACCCAGAAGTAGGCTCATATACAATAGTAGCAGGTTGGCCCGATGGTAGGGTTGTAATAGAAGGATTGATCAGATGAACAGTAGCTGCTTTTTGAGTTACTTCATCGGCAGCCACTAGAGTTGCATCACGGTACTCTTCAGCAGAGGCCGCAGCTTGTTGAGCTGTTAGAGATGCATCAGCAGCTAGGTTAATCTCATTAATATTGTCTGCTAGAGTCGTTAGTGTAGTAATGTTAGAACCAAGTAGGTTCACGTTAGCTTGCTCTAAGGCTACCGTGTTAATGCTGGGTAAATAGTTACCAACTTCATTAATCGTAGTTAAATATTGAGCCACTAAATCTACATTGGTTGCAGTACCTAACTGACCAATAGCTTCTTCCGATTGTACTACAAGAACGTCTAATTGACTGTCCGAAGGGACATCATCAGCACTTTTGAATACAATCGCATTATTTACGATGTCGTACTTAGAACGGTCAAATATGATAGTACCGTCTATCTCAACACGACAGTAATTATCACCTTTGAGAGGAGAGGACACTGGAAACACCAATGTACTCCCATCAAGGCTATATGTATGTCTGCTTGGAGTTTCCATATTTTTCCTTTATTTCATTTCTCTTGATGTTGCAGAGTATAACCCCTCCACAATCACAGAAGAGATTACAAAGTCATTTTCAGATGAGTCTTTAATCGTTATAACCACGTTACCCACCTTAGATGCAATATGTAAATCCAGGTCCTGTAAGGAACCAGTGCTTGATTTTGTGTATGTATGGTCGTAATCCTTACGGTACACATCAGCATTGAATACACCTTCACCTTCAATAGTTACCTTCTTAATCAGCATCTTGTTCTTAGGAGTTCGGATGCCAGTTAGCTGTGGGTAATAGTCAGGAAGGGTCACAGAAGATTCATATGCTAGATTGCTAGTAGTTACGCCATCAGACGTAGTATCTATACGCCCACCTGCTGTTGCGTAATCTAACTGGAGTCGATGGTAACGATAGTCTTCCTGTGTCTTACAGATCACAAGCAAGGTACTGCCTAACTCGAAGTACTCATAAGAGTTTGGACGAGTGGTTAAACCATCTAGTAGAGTCCATGTACTCCAAGCTGATTGAATGCGTTGTTGCCCATCTTCTTTGAAGTTGTATAGATAGACCGTATTCACATCAGTGCAGCAAAGGACGTAGCCTAGTACACCATCTGCCACTAGTTTCTTAACAGGTACATCCATATACGTAGGAGTACTCACATTCAAATCTACACCTTTCACCTTCAACGCTTCCGTATTAATATACTCACGTAGCTGCTGTCGATTAGCAGTTGTAGATATAAAGAACAAGCTGTCGTTAACCACTACAGGCTCTACATCAGTCGCCATAGGGTAATTGGTAGTATTACTAAAACTAATAGTAGCTGGGCCAAATACGCCTTCAGATACCAGTTCATACTGTGCATATTTAGTAAAGATATACAGGGAGTTATTAAAAGGCTTGGCGTAATAGATCTTACTAGCTTGGTTGGTAGAGATTGTGATATCAATCATATCAGTATCTACAATATCCAACGCTGTAGTGGTATAGAAGTTAGTGTAGTTCGCAGCTTCTGACAGTACAATACTATCCTCAGAGGCTAGGCCTAAGCGGTTCTTATAGAAGAACATATCCTGAATTGTACGTCCCACAAAGGAAGGATCAGGGTTGTTCTCGTCATTACCTACGCGAGGAATCGACCAGTCGATGAAGTCAATCTTAAAGGTAGCTACGCCTGTCTGTGGGTCTAGTGCAGTACGATCCATCTTAATAGGCATATTGCTTAGTTGACCACGGTCAGCTTTCGGATCAAGACACTCTTCCCAAGAAGAACCATTCCACTTAACAAAGTAGTCGGTAAATTGGTTATTAGCATCGCCTTGGATCAGTACAGCTACATCAGCAAAAGGCATCTCTTTAGGGAGGTCAGTAATCTTGTTTACAGATCCTTTCCAACCTTCGGAGGCTTGGTCACCCCAAGAGTCCCATGTGCTGTAAGTGAAGTCAGCACCATCGGTACGATAGATACGTAACAAAGAGCCTTCTACATCAGCAGCAAAAGCTGTATTACGCTCATAGAATACTTTGAAGTCAAACGTAGCGTCAATATAATGATCGTGAGTACTGGTGCTAGAATCCTGAGCTTCACTTGTGTTAGTAAAGTTCACAGTGTACATACCAGTAACTGAGTCGTAGCTAGTAGAGTTTACAATACCACTATACACATATTTATAGGAACCTTGCGGAGACTCGTCAGGTACGATTAATTCGTATTCAGTTGGAGTAGATAGTGTTAGGCCTTTACCTACGAAGAAGGAATAATCCTGTGTAGAATTCTCGTCACAGCTAATACTACCGTGAGCATATAGATCGGTTACACCATTAATCTTATCTGCTAAGTCTTGAGCAGCTACGTTGGTATCTTCAGCACCTACTGGAGGGTTCACCTCAGTACTGGCCCACTTCAAAGGGTTAACAGCGTATGTCAAACCATCAAGATATACAGCATAGTTGTATGGGTTATAGCGATCACCACTACCACGTTTAAACCAATAGAAGGCTTCTTTGTCGTAGTTTTCATTTAGGGGTTCAGTTGCAGCATAATCAAGCTCAACTATAGCGTCTTTAGAGTAGATCCAAGTACGATCTTGTACAGTTAGTGCTCGAAGTGCATTATCCTTCAAGTAAAACTTCAAGTCAGTTTCGTGCTCCGATTGATACTCAACTACCATCGGTTCACCCAGTTTGTTAAAGATCTGTAAAGGATCAGAAACTTCGCTGGTAGCTATTAAGATATACTCTTCATCGTCCTCGCCACGGTCATAGGTATGGAATACACGAGCCTGCTCAAGGATGGGGTAAGTAGTGAAATCACGAATACTTTGGAAGACTGCTGGTGGACGTTTCTGTAGTCCTTGTACCAAATCTGGTACGCAGTTGTGCATCGCTTTACATTGGTTGTCTAGAATTAACTCAGGGTTCTGCTGAGACACACCGTTAAAAAACGGAGGATATACTTTATTAATCTTTGGCATTCGTTCCTCCTATTATAAAGCGGTAGGATTAGCACCACGGCTGATTACTCGTGTATCCTTAATTAGGTTAAATTTGGACTGTTTCAATTGCTCGCGTTCTAGTTTGATGCGCTGCACGTTTATCTTAGTCTCTAGTTCTTTTTGAGTTGTCTCGTCACCGTTCAAGTACACATGTAAGTGTTTGGCAGCTACTAGTACTATAAAAGTTCGGAAGATGTCGGGAATGTTATCGAAGGATATTTCGAGACGTACATCCATTTCCACGTTAGCTGTGAAAGTAGTTGCCATAGTCTCTAGGTCATATAAGTTACCACCGTCTACAGAGTACTGATCACTTTCAAACATAATCACGTTAGTAGGGATGGTAATGTAGCCGTCAACGTCTGGCACAAAAGTCATGGTTAGAGAGTTAAACCACCACTTCTCTTCTTGTTCTTCGCGTAATGTCTCGCTTAAGATTGTACGAGCTTGAACAGCTTCGTGTCCTTCTGGCAGACTGTCGATAGTCACATCAGAAGGGATGGGCAGCTCCCCAATATAACGGAGCATACGATTGATAGCGTCTATCTCAGTCATGCTATTTCCTTGGTTGTTGTTAATAATCTTTCTAAAAGGCACCCCGAAGGATGCCCTTGAAAAGACTACTAAAAGTTAGTCTTATACTACAGTACCACCAGTGATAACAGTAGCACATGCTGGCTTCAGAACACCCATACCGTAGGAGTAGTAAGTGGTCATCAGGGTAGCCAGTTGCTCTGGGATGTAGTTAACTTCGGAAGTCAGTTCCATCAGCTTAACAACAGCTACAGCTTCAGCAGTAAACAGGATACCCTTCAGGTTCTTGTTAGTACCGCCAACGTCTACAGCGTCAGTAGGCAAGTGGTTGGACTTCACGATGCGGATACCAGCAACTTCCATTACGTTACCCTTGTTGATACCACCGTTGTCACCAGAGGTGATGTCCTTGTTCACAGCGTCAGACTGTGCCAAGTAGGAGTATACAGTTGGGGATACGGCAAGGATAGCTTCGCCAGTTACGTCCTTCTCTTCCTGAGCAGCTACAGCAGCGAATACTGCTTCGATCATAGCGTCACCCTTAGCTTTAGGAGTAGAAGCAGTGTGGATCAAGTCGTTGTTAACTTCACCACCGTCAGCTTGTACAGCAGCACCACCGATAGTACCGGAAGTCTGAGAAGCTAGTAACAGTTCAGAAGCTACAGCCTTGTCAACCTTAACAGCTAGTGCTTCACCAGCTTGCTTGGCTAGTTCACCACGAGTTTCAAAGTGAAGAACCTTCTCTTCAAACTTATCAACAGCGATAGCGAAGTATTCTAGAGCGTCGATCTGAATGACACGTTCCTTAACAGGAATGGTGCTCATGGACAGGTTAGTACCTGGCACGTGAGTGTTGGTGTCAGCGTCAGAACCTTGACCGATTACTGGAATAGAAGTAGAAGAACCGCTTTCGATGGTCTTGGTAGTTACGTAGTCCAAGAAGATGTTCTTGCGGTCAAACGCAGTTAGCACGGAACCGTAGTAGATTTCCAGTGCGTTTTCCATTTCGGTAGGCAAGCCACGAGTCGCAGCATTGTTGTTACCGATGTTATTTACAGTTAAAGCCATTATATTTTCCTCTTAATGATTGCTTTATTTAGTATAATGTATTAGCTGTCTAGACTTTCCTCTTTAAGTTATCCTTGGTATCAGAACGCATCCTCAACTTCAGGGCTTACAGAATACTCATTTAACAAGCATTAAGTGTCACTTTAAACATGTGACGATGTGTTTTAAAGAGAGCCTATACGTAACCTCGTCAGGCAAGAGGTATAGGGCGTATTCTTTAGCTAAAGATTCTCCTTTGAAAAGTGCTCTGGAGGCCAAAGGAGACAAAAAGCCCCCAGAGCGAAAGTTTAGATAAGACCTTTCTTACGAGATGCTAGGTATCGTTGGTCTACCATATTGGTATACTGACGATCCTTACCGTACAAACGGTTGGTTTGAGCACGTTGCCATTCGTTCTTATCTGCAAAAGGTTGCATACCAGTACCACCAGACTCACCTTCAATACGACGAGCAGGGTTAGGCGTAGCTTCACCTTTCTTAAGTTTCATATACTCCAAGGAACGCTGCATCTTAGATACATCCATAGCATCTACTGCATCATTGTATTCCTTGATCGCTGCTTGATCCATATTGGCAGAAGCCCATTGAATCAGCTCGGAGTATTGCTCTTCACCACCAGCAATGCCGTGGATCTGAGACTTAACAGAATCAGCATAATGAGACTGACCTGCAATGTATTGATCTACTTGATCTTTACTGAAGCCCATACCTTCCAGTTTGGCGTAAGAATCGTCAGATAACTTACCGTTCTGTACGTACTCTTGCTCGAAGTCTGTAAAGTTAGGGACAGCAGGGGGTTCAGAGTCCCCCTCAGAGGCTCCAGAATCGTCTGTAGGAGGCGTTTGGCCCTCACCCTCTGGGTTGCCTTGGGATTGCTTCTTTTCAAGCTCCTGATAGGCTTTTAGGAGGTCATCTTGGGATTTAAACTTACCACCAATCAACTCTTCTTTTGGAGTACC